GCATCGTTGTGTCGATAGCGCTCCAATATTCGTCGGTGCCCACAAACTGCGGACCACGTTCTTTCTCAAGCTTCTGGTGAAGCCCAAGTGCCGATGCAGTCATCTCCGGATCAGTACCCCACCACATATTGCGCTCTTGCCACGCAACTGTTTTCTGGTCTGGTCGCGGGATTTGCACCTGCGGTTGAGTAAGTTGTACATCTTCCTCTACGTCTTGTAAAGTAGGTCTATACCCAGCAAGCTGCTGAAGCTTATATTGGGCTTCGCTGAGCTTCTGTTGTGCGTCTAAAACGCGGTCAGTATCACCGGCTTCGTAAGCATCCTTGTACTCACGTTTGGCCTGTGCAAGCTCATATTCAGCGGTTTGTTTGAAGCTACCAACCAGCGTCTGCTCACCTTCGGAAAGGGTGGCCTTCAGCTTGCGATTCTCTTCGAGAAGCCGCTGGGCTGCACTGAGTGCTTCGCTTTGTTCGCGCATGACACGCTCTTTTTCACGGCGTTCATCGTGCCAGACCTTCTTCATCTGCTTAAGGCGGATTTTGACCTTCTCGGAGTATTCTTCGAGTTCGTCAGCCTCAAGCTCAGCTACCACTTCAGCAGGCATAGGCTCGCGCCCACGATCTGCCTCGGGAGTATCATCTTCTACGTCGATCTCGGGCTGGTTGCCCTCATCGGAAACAGGGGTATCTTCTTCAACTTCCCACTGGAAGTCGTCATCATTTGGCTCTGCTGCCATATTACTTCTCCTTTGTACGGTTACCCGTTTTTACCCGCGAGAAATCCCGCGAGGGTCTTCCACGACGCCTTCAACCGCATCATCATTGATAATACGGAATTGACGGCCATGAATTACGATACGCGTGCCCGCATGCGGACGCACGAGAATGAAGTCACCTTCCTTGCACCAAGGGCCGCTTGGGAAGCGTTTCTCGTCAGCATAGCAGTCTGGGCCGAGCTTTGCGGCATAGAGCACTGTGGCGAGCAGTTCTTCGTGGTGGATGGTGATTTCGGCTTTGATGATGCCGCCCTCGGTGGTCTTCTCGATCTCAGGGATAGCGCACAGGATGCGATACCCAGAAGGCTCAGGAAGCTGCTTAGCGCGGTCTTCAAAGGCAAGCTCAGGGGCTGCACCCACCTTAGGGATGGGACGGCCAGTCAGGTCAACGAGATCAGTCATCGTCGTCCTCCAGTCGTTGTGCCGTATCCGCAAGGACGCTGGTTGCCATCATCAGCCCACGGATGATCCCGCAGGCATATTTGTAATCGCCATGATCCTTGGCACCGCCACGAGCGAGGTCGTCGCTCATGACCGTGATCTCTTCTTGGATTTTATCAGCGATGTGTTTTAGGACATCATTCCTCATTCAATTTCCTCTGGTTGCTGAGTTGGAGAAACAGGGGTTCTTGCAGCTTGGAACTGTTCGCGAGCGACTTCTACGCCCATACGAAGTCCTTCCATCTGCTCCTTGGCGGACAAGTTGGCCTCGTCCGTTGCAATCTTGGCCCCAACTTGGAGGCCAGCGATTTCTTCTTGCGACTCGATACGCATCTGCTCAAGTTCGAGCCGGTCGTTCTTCTCAGCAGCGTCAATTTGTAGCTTCTGCTTCTTGAGTTCGAGTTCGCCCTTCTTAATCTCAAGCTCAGCCATCTGCATCTGGACGATTGGGTCCTGAGCCATCTGCTGGTTCTGCTGCTGTTGAGCTTCCGCTTGGTTCTTCTGGAGCAACTGCGACGAGGCAGCGGCAGCAAGCCGTGAAATGGCAAGCTCAGTGTTCTCATCCATCTCAGCGTTGGGTGGAGGCATCGGCACACCGGCCTGTTCTTCGACCTGACGACGATACTCAAAGGCCAAGTGTTCAGCGATATGCGCCTGCATAGCAGCTTGCATAGCCTGCGCGTTGGGGTTCTGACCCATAAGCTGTGCGACCTTGGGGTCTTGCATCGCGTTCATGTGCACCATTATGTGGGCTTCGTGGTCTTGGTAGATAAACGCCTTAACCGGCTTGCCATTGATGACGTCCATGTTCTCAGACACAGGGTCACGCGGCTTCATGTCGTCACCGTCCTTGAGCGGGACAAGCTTCTCGGCATTCTGAATGCCAAGCACTTCAAGCATCTGACGGTGTAGATACGGCATATCGTAAAGCTGTGGTGCACCCTGCGCGAGTTGCAGAACTGCTTGATATTGCACGATCTTCTGCGCCATGGTGGCAGCATTAGGGTCACTGACAGGGATGACCGTGACCATGTCATAGTCAGATTTCTTAGCCTTGCGGCTGCCTTCTTCTGGCTCGTAGCTATACGCTTCTGGCGTATAATCCGCGATGATAACCTTGAGGAGCTTGAACTCCTGCTTCATCGAATAGTGGATGCGTGCCTGAATAGCCGACATAGTCTTAAGCGTGCGCTCAAGAATCGCCAGCGTGGTGCCAACAGGGGCTTGCCCCGACATGTCAGAGACCTGCAAATCAGCCGCAGAGGCGAACCGACGGCCTTCCTCTACGATGGTACCTAGAAGCGAATATAGGACCTGTGACGGCTCCTTATAGGGCAACGGCATGATGTTATCACGCATCGTACCACTGGCGACGTCCACATCGCGCCATTCAGCAGGCGCAATCGGCGTATCGTCACCCTTGACCCTCAGACCCTTAGTTTTAAACCCACCCGGTAGGTTAGATAGAGTACCAGCATCAACAAGCTGCCGAATAAGGCTGGTACCAGACTTAGCAAAAGCACCAACAAGGTGAATAAGGCCAAAAGCGTAGAAGCCAAAGCCCGGAACGTACGCGTAATGTACGAAATGGTTGCGTTTCTTTTTAAGGTCATCCTCGGGGTCCCAGTTACGACGGATGGAGAGGATCGTCTCGGTCGCCTTGTCCATGGTCACGACATAAGGGACAGCAATCTCGGCTTCAGCCTCATCTTCAGCAAATTTGTCGTCAGGTAGGACCAAATCGACGTGCATTTCGAGCAGTTTGTACCGGTCGTCAGACGAAGCTCGGAAGCCCATCTTCTCAGCGATAGCCTTCTCAATGTCGTCGAGCGTATCGACAGGCTCAGGCAGGTCTACATCACGGTAAAAGCCCGACGCTTGGAGCTTTTTAAGCTCGTTCGGGGTCTTCCGCATCACATGGGTGACACGTCCAGCGACTTCCAAACTGGACGCGCCATAAGGTACCACGACATCTTCTGCCGGGAGGTACATTGACGCCTGACGACCGAGTGATGGGTCGAAATACACCTTCTTGAACGCGTTTCCTGCAAGGCCCAACCCCCACAGCATGCGCTCATGTTCAGGGCGATACTCGACCATCACATCGGTCAACTGGTAATTCATATCGGCTTGAACACGCGCAGCGGCATCGCGCTTCTCGTTAGTCTCTTTACCGATAATCTCCGTACGCACTGGTCCAGCGGCAGGGAATGTCTCCATCATGGTCTCAGCTTGGAACTTAACCAAAGCTTCGGAGAGGAGCGGGTGGTAGACGCCGCAGGCACCCGGCCAAGGCTCGGTCCGGTCTTCGACCTTCATACCAAGCAGTTCGAGACCATCGACGTAGGTCTGTATCCAGTCCTTGCGGCTCGACAGGTCTTCCTCAAACTCACCCAACAGGTCGCCCGCAAGCTGCGTAAGCTGACCTTCATCGAGGGTTTCGGCCAAGTTCTCGTTGAACTCGTCGTTTTCTTCCTCATCAGGGTCGATTTCAATCTCCATATCGCCCGAACGGATGGTTACTTCCTCCGGGTCTTCAATCTCAATCTCGATATCAGGCTCTTGGCCCATCATATCTTCTGCGGAGAGACCAAGCGGCGCTTGATTAAGAGCTTTGTCGATGTCCATTTACTTGCCCTTCTTCTTTGTCGCCTTGACGACCGTTCTAGCAACGGCGACGACAGGGGCAACGCTGGTTGCGATACTGGCTACATCAGCGGCAGCCTCGGCTACGTCTTCGATAATGTCGAATACGTTCTTTTTCTTAGGCTTAGGGGCGATGTTGATCTCCACAAGCTCAAGCTCATTGACGTACTTCACTGCGTCAGCAAACGGAACGCCCGCAGCGCGGGTCTCATTAAAGGCAATCTGCTGCTCTGGACGCCATTTAGCCCATTGAGTTTTGCCGATAGGAAAAAGTGCCTTGACCATTAGTAATACCCCTGATTGCGATTTGACCTGAAATACTGGATTTCGTCCGGTTCGTCTAGCATAGTAGTCACATAACCTCCACGACGGAAGCGGTGCATCGCCATAGACACCGTATCGACGTAGTCATCGTGGCTGCCTGCTGGAAATTCTGCAACTTCATCAATCACTTCTTCGGCCCACCGAGTTGCAGGTGCCCACACCCGTCCAGAGGCAAACAGATCGCTCACAGCGTTCAAGCGGGAGATTTTGTCGTTCCCCCGTGTAGGTGTAAACTCTTGTACCGGTATCCCCATCGCCCGCATCTCGTAGATCAAAGGTGCACCGGAAGCCTTTTTCTCGATTATCACACTGTCCGGGTCCCACTCTTTATACTCCTCGATTGCCACTTGCTTAAGCTCAGGGAACTCCATGCGGTCTCGGAAGGCATTCAGGAGGATAATGTTAGCTTGTTCGATGCCTGTGTCGTCAGGATGATAAAAAACGCCCCATGTGGTACATGCCGAATAGTCGGCACGTTGTGTTTTCTCGAAGGCCGTATCCCATGCCATGAGGATAAAGTCACATTGTGGCGGGTTGTCGCTCGGCCACTCCTGCCACCACTCACGCTTGACGATAGCCGCGCTTTCTGAGACCGGATTCTGCTGGTACTGCGCCATCCACTTACTGTTCGGAACGTCGCGCTTAACCTTCTCAAGCTCACTTAGCTCCCAAAACTCAGGCCACAACGGCTTCTCTGAAGGGAGAATTGCTGGAAATTCAATGACTTCCCACTCATCAAGGCTGTCGTTGGCCGCTGCATCCTTGAGTATCTGCCCGGTCAGGTCACGCTTCGACCACCGCGTCATAACAACGACGATGGACCCACCCGGCTGGAGACGCTGACGTGGCCCTGAGGTGTACCACTCGTAGGTCTTGTCGTAGATATCTGGGTTAACTTCGGCGATAGCCGCTTCCTGCTCCGAGTGCGGGTCATCAATGATGAGTACGTCGGCACCCTTACCGGTCACAGCACCCCCGATACCGATAGCGAAGTAATCCCCGCCTTTGCTTGTATTCCATCGGCCAGCCGCCTTGGAGTCCGAGGCCAGCGAAAGGTCGGGGAAAATGCGGTGGTAAACTTCCGTATCCACCAAGTTACGCA